GCACCTTGCTCATCTAGTCTAAAAATTTCAACATATCCCATAGTTAGGACTTCCTTTCTTTATTTTCTTACTCCGTAAGTCTAACATAAAAATCTCAAAAAAGCAAATCGACACGCCGTAAATTGGAAAAATATTTTTGTGATCTTAAACACATTAATAAAGCTGCGACACGCCCGACAGCGCCGGGCCAAAAATTGCAAGTTTTTATTTTGCAATTATTTTATTTTTATTTATTCCCAACAATCTGAACATGTATATTTGTTTTCATAGAAATCTGATTCTGAGATAGCAAACATTTTACTATCGCAGATTAAACATTTAGCAAAGTGTATCATTTTACACACTCGCAATCTTTATGAGTAGGAATAGAGAATAAATACTTTAGCAAAGCCTTACGCTCTGCAAAAGAAATTTCAGGGTGAAAGTTTTTCACACCTCCGTGTTGATAATCAAACACAATTTTATTTAAAGTTTTTTCGGATAACATTATTACATCACCCAACTTTCTTGAGTGTAAGATAACCACTCACCAAGTGTCATAAGACCCTTGTATTCTTTACATTTACCGCAAAACATTTCGTTTGCGTAGTCTGAGCAGAAAGCGCAGACAATTAGATTAGCCTCATCGGCTTGGACATTAGAGAGTGTTATCTCTCTTACTTTATTTAGTGTAGACATTTTATCTACCTTTCTTAGTAACACCTTGTTACTTTCTTTATACTATTAAGTATAACAGGCACCACTGACATTTCCTCGGCGTGTCGCAGGTTTTGAAGATGAACAACAGATGAACAACAATCCACAACTTAAGGCATCACCCTGTGGATAACTACTATGACACGCCCGACAGCGCCGGGTCTTAGACAAAAGATCCCCAAATGTCTAGCTATTATGTGGTGTATATCACTAATTACATGCGTGTTATTCACGGCGTGTCGCCTTGACTTTTGAGGTATTGTGTGTTATACTTGCAGTATAGAAAATTAAATAAGGACAATTTGGCTAATGAGCCTACCGAATAAGTCGAACATCTGTTCGAATGAGCGTAGCAAATAAGTGGTCTAAATCACACAAAAGACACGGCGTGTCGCCTTGACTTTTCGGGTATTGTATGTTATACTTACAGTATCAAAAATTAAATAAGGCAAAATCCTAGTGAGCCCTACTAAGTAGGCAAATAACCTAGGTCAAGGAAAAAGATAACACAAGGTTATCGCATTAAAGAAAGGAATTCAATATGAATTCACTACATACTCCTACTCTACCTTTTACAGCAGGTAGCACTACTACTTGCGCTAATTGCGGTAAGTCTATCCGTTATCAAAACGGCGCACCTCTATCCGCTTTCGCTGCTACTGATGGTAGTGGCTCTATGCGTTGCTCTAAGAAAGGTAACTAACCATGAGTAGGTTACTAACAAGCATAGTGCAATTCGCACTACTAGCAGTAACTATCCCTATGGTAGTTATGATGATTAAGGACATTAAGAATGGAGGTCTCGAATGATAGTTACACTTACAAGTTTCAACGGTAACGTTAAGAAAATTAACTTACCTAACGCTGAAGCAGTAAAAACTTTTCTAGTAGAGTTACCAAAGAATACTCCTATGCATACACGATTAAATTTTAATTGTGATGTCATGGGATTTCAAGGTTTCATTACTGGAACTAAGCTCGATAAGTAGGCTAGGGGGGGGGATCTCCCCTTAGTGTGCTCACTAATTATTTTATATTTATTTTTCTAGTTTATGTATCATACATCTGACAAAAATATTCAGATTTTGTGAAAATAAAAATTTTTTCAGATTTCCAGGGTATACGCTATAATAAATCTATGGCTATATTAGACAATTTAGAGAACTCAGATTTTTTGGGGGATAGCGGAGAATATCTTCCATTCTTCCATAGATATCCATGTTATCCTGATCCTATGTATGATATATCTGAAAACAAGGATATCCAATTTGAACATCAAAATCTAGCGGTAAAGATATTTACAGACACATGCTGCAATAGCTGTAACCATAAATCAGAATCTGATCATAACACAAATAACTAATCTTCTATAACATTCCAAAAAACGGGTATGGTATATCTACATCCACTGGTAACTTCTTTAACACCATGCATATAGTGTTCATCTCCTGGAAAAGCAAGAGCGTTTCCTGCTATTGGCCTTTTCTCTATATCATGTTGGGGAAAGAAAACCTCTCCACCTAGATATTCATCATTTAAATAAATGATAGAACCTATATCGTAATTTGGAAAAAAGTATTTATCATAATGCGGTATTTGAAAATTTCCAACAAGCCATCTGGCAATAAATGGAATAGGGCGCTTAACTTTAACATTATAAAACTCAGAAATTTTTATTGAAAATCTATTTTGAATTTCAGAAACAAGGTGGTATGTTTCAGGGGAATTTTTTAAAAACTTTTCGTGATAGGTCACCCTATTGTTCCAAATATCACCCGTTAGCTTATTATCCCAGATATCCACATTTTCAGCGGTATTGACAATAATGTCTAACTCTTCTTTAGTAGCAATACTATCAACTACTAATATCTTATCTGAAGACGTTCCAAAATAACCAGATTCAATTACCATTTTCCTATTGGACACCGAGCTTTCTCTAAAGTAGTTTTTAATTTCATAAAACATCCACACTTTTTACATGTTTGTATTTTAGGTCTAAACCATTCACATGTTTTACAAATTTCGAGGCGGGATATAGAAATCTCTTCTGGCGTCTTATTTCCATTAATTAAATCCCAAGGCTTAACACTATCTGACATATACAAAGTATACCTTATACGGCTATATAAAGCTATTGACGTATATTCCTATAGTAAGGTTTGGCTTATACTTAAATACCCCCGCAAATCAGGGATATAACCCTTATTAGACATATTGGAAGTTTCTTCCATAGTTGTCTATGGGAAGGTTTGTATAACCTCTATTTCGGCGCAGTTTTAATTTTCGCCAAATTGAAATCTAATTATATTATCTCAAATACTGGTATAATATATTTCATGACTGCACAAGACTGGGCTGCGTTAACATTAACAATACTTACAATTATAACTATAGTTGCAGGTGGAATTCGTTGGCTCGTAAAACATTATTTAAACGAACTTAAACCCAATTCTGGATCCAGCTTAAAAGATTCCGTTGTGCGCCTTGAAGAAAAAACTGACAAGATATTCGATCTATTAATCGAACATTTAAAAGATCATAATAAAAAATAATTTTCTATATATATAATATACTTTATATCTTAAAAACTTATTTACAGTATATTCTTTTCTTTATATATTTTAAGTATACACCATAGATTCCTGGCTTTCAACTTCAAATACCCTGGACTTTATAACGATTTGATAACAATTCAAAAATACTCTGGATTTTATACTTTTTAAATATTATTGTCTAATTATAATTATAACTTTTTGTTATAAAAGTATATATTCTGGATTTTATTAAAAATATAAGATATAATCTAGTTAGACTCTTCCCAAGGTTGCTACCCCCACCCCACTGCGCTTTGGGAATAGTCCTTTTTTATGGTATAATCAATTATTATGTGTGCCCCTACAATAGAAAAACATGGCGCTTCGCCAGCAAACATTAAATGGTCTGTTGTTCGTGGGGATAGCGCAACCCTAAAAGTAGAATTTTTTGAAGATGATGAAACCACACCATATGATACTTCAGACTGGACATATAGATCTACAGCATATGATTCTACTGGAGATATTTTAGATGAATTAATTACCACCAGCGATGATGGGTATGTTGAAATATTAGCCCCAGCCAGTATTACAGAAAATTGGGGTAGCTCTAAATACCGTTCAGTTGTTGCTGAGCTACAATTTGACTTACAGGTAGTAATTGAAGGCGGTAGCGGTCAGAATGCAGACACTGTATGGACTCCAGTAATTGGAACTATATGTGTATTAGGTAATGTAACTCCAGGTCTATAATGCCAATAGTAAAAGTAACAGCGAAAAAGGATAATCTTCCACCAATTATTAAAATTGGTAAAAAAATATTTAAAGTAAAGAAATAATTTTTCCATGGCCCAAAGCATGGACTTCCCAGATGTTTCAAAAAAGAAAAAATATTCAGATACTGTAAAAGAAGTAGTAAATACAGAATATGTTGCTGTCCCAGGAATTCAGGGTGAACGTGGGGATATAGGACCTGTTGGGCCACAGGGAATTCAGGGCCCCAAAGGTGATAAAGGTGATAAAGGCGATATAGGAAAGCAAGGGCCAATTGGACCAAAAGGAGATCCAGGAAAGGGTGGCCAAGGCTACGATAGCCCATCTGGACAATACCCAGGGTGGGCCTATTATAAAAATGCAAATGACAATAAAACAAAAATTGGTCCAGAAAGAGGCGATGATGGCTGGGTATCTGTTTTTTTAGAAATAGACCAAGACCAAAGTATTGAAAAATATATTCCAAACAGTTCTGTATCACTTTTAAACGAAATAGCAAAAAAAATTAATTTTAGAGCACTACAGATAGGTGCAAAGGTTGATATTAGATATGATTTAGAGGTAGAGACTTATGCCAACAATACAGAAATATGGGTTAGAACATTTTCCGTAAATGAAGAAAACTCTGTAACTGGATATTTAGGAAATTTAAAATATCAATATTCTTATGATTTTTCTTTGTGCCAAACCATTTTTTTACAAAATAAAGACGTTAAGGCTTTTGGTGGTATACTACAAGTTAGGTCTGATAATGAGGGCTCTGTTATACTAAAAGGAATATATATATCAGTTTCCTAATGGTATAATATTATAGGAGGAATAATGGCATTTCCAGGAACATATAATTTTAACTACTACCGTGGTGATACTGCGGAGTTTGTAATTCGTCCCAAAACAGCAAACGGATCTGATTATAATTTAACAAACTATAGTGCAACATTTACTATTGCAAATAGGCGTGGATCAACAGGAACTCAGTATGTAGCAGCAGCGACAGTAAATACTACAACAAATATTATTACCTGCACAATAACACCATCCGTTGGAAGAACTTTAGCTGCAGGCACATACGTTTATGATGTTCAAATTACTGATGTTATACCAACCCCAGACGTTATTCTAACTATTTTAACTGGATCTATAACTGTTACCGATGATATTACTGGTGCTGTGTAATGCCAGATGTATTATTAAATAACGATGATGTTACTGTTTTAGGACCACCAGATACCGTAGAGGTTTTGGTTGACATTGGGCCAACAGGAACTCGTGGCAGTCAGGTTTTTGCGGGTATTGGAAATCCAAACGATATTCAAATTGGACAAACCCCAATACTAAATGATTTATACATAAATGCTTCACCAGGAGATGAGTATGCATATATGTATCAGTATGTATCCCGACCTGGAGGAAACACTTGGATTCCATTATTATCTGTTAATCCAACCATTTATTCAGAAAATTTTTTGACTGTTTTTGCTTCTGGGGCAGCAACAATATTAATACCAATTTCAGATATTATTGATACCACTGGAACTCCTTTATCTGCCGATAACTTTAGTATCCAATATAGTATTGCTCATGACAATCCAATAGCATCTTCTATGACTATCCCAGCACTTGCTGGAACTGATTTAGAAATTAATTTAAAGGCAGTAGAACACAGAACCGATATAGATTCTGGTCCATATGGAGACTGGGCACTTTTAAATGATGAGGTTTTAGTTCACGTTTTTATATCGATATTGGCAAGTCAGGAGTCTTAGTATGTATACTTATGATATAATTTCTAAAGAGGTGATTTATGGCAGTTGAAAGTATTGGCAACTTAGTTCCAACAAAAATTCCAGGGTATACAGACGCTGCTGATATTCAAGCAGCACTACGTGCCTACCACTATGGATCATATACATTTGATACCGCTGAGACAGATCCAACAGAATTAATAAACCCATCTATTGCATATACAATTAACAGTCTTCAAGACCAGATAGATAATTTTGATATTTCCGATGCAGTTGCAAAAGCTGATTTTAATGCTAAAGGCGACCTTCTTAGTGCATCTGCAGATAATACCCCCCTTATATTAAATTCTTCATCTGTTGGAAATGGAAAATTTTTAACTACAAATAGCGCTACTGCTACAGGTTTAGAATGGGTAGACGCTGGAGTAACATTAACTAACACCGTAACCCTGACTAACAAAACATTAACAAGTCCAACTATAACAACTCCAGCATTAACTCTTTCAACATCTGCTTCTTCAACAGATGGAAGAATTGCTTGGGATACTGTAAATAAAAAAATTAGAGTAGGAAATTCAACGGCAGGAATAGATTTTGCTTCATCAACATTAACAATTTCAACACCAACCTTTACATCAAATGCATATACTGCAATTGGAACAGATAAAGATAAATGGCTAGAGTTAAACAATAGTTCTACAGCTGGAACATTTTTTATTAATACAGATGCTGCTATTGATTTTCCAATTGGATCACAACTAAACATTATTCAAACCGGAACAGGGCAAATCACAATTGCAGCAACTACTTCAGGAACAACGACTATAAATGGAACCCCAGGTTTAAAGTTAAGAGCACAATGGTCGTCAGCTGTAATAATTAAACGTGCAGCAAATACTTGGGTAGCTGTTGGAGATTTGATTGCATAATGCCAATAATTCCAGGGGTGTCAGCATCGTCTGATGGACGACAACCAAGCGCACCAACAATAGGAACTGCAAGTGCTGATAATGCTAGTGCAAGTGTTCCTTTTACAAATCCTTCATATTTAGGAAAACCATCAACTAATAATATATATGTAGCTTTATCTTCTCCAGGATCAGTTACAGCTTCTTCTGCAACATCTCCAATATCTGTTACAGGATTAACCAATGGAACAGCTTATACATTTACAGTAACAGCAAGAACGAGAAATTCTGATAATAGCGTTATTGCTACTTCTATTCCTTCTTCAGCCTCTAATTCTGTTACTCCAGTTGCCCCACCATTCTTCCCACCATTCTTTGCTCCACCATTCTTCCCACCATCCTTCCCACCAACACCAGGACCAGATCCATTCTTCCCACCAAAGTTTAGCGTTAAGTGTATTTCTAGCAAGTCAAAAATACTTACAACAGCTGGATACGTTAACGCAGAAGATATTAGGGTTGGAGATAGGCTATTAACAGTGGCTGCATCAAATTTAACCAACACCCATACCTTAAAAAATATGACAATATCAGATACTGTTGAGTTTATTGAAGTTGAAGTTACAACAAACAATATAGATCAAAAGCCATTGATTAAGTTTAATGATATTGAAGATATGTTCTCTCCAAACCAGCCAATTTATATCAAAACAAAAGATGGAATTGAGTGGAAGAACACGGGTGAAATTTCTATTGGAGATATGCTAGTAAGAATTGATACAGATTCTGGAAATGTATCATATATGCCTGTAGAAAAAATTGAGAATCTTGATGCTGGAAATGTTCATGAAATTAGAACAACACCTCATCTATGGTTTATTGTTGGAAACTATTTAGTAGTTTCTTAATAAAAAACAATATTTAACATGGGGGTTATTTATGGAATTTGACAACTCAACAACAGACCTTTGCTTTGATGACATATTGCTTGTCCCTAAGTATTCTAATGTAGAAAGCAGATCAGATGTTTCTTTATCTTCAATATTAGGAAATCCAAACAATCCAAGTGCTTGGATATATTTAGGTGTTCCAATTATGACCGCCCCAATGGAATTTATAAATAGCACATCAATGATAGAAGAAATTGTAAATTTTGGAGGAATGGCATTTGTTCAAAGATATCAAGACAACGAACAAAGGTTTATCCAGTTTAATTTATTAAAAGAAGAAGTAAAAAAAACAAATAGGGTGGCATTTGCAATAAGTGTTGAAGAAGCAGAAGACTTTAATTTTATTGATAAAGTATTAAAGAATAGTATACGAACACTTTCTATTGATACAGCCTTTGGCCACACAACATATTCAATAAATGCTGTAAAGAAATTAAGATCTATTGTTCCAGATGATATACATATAATGATTGGCAGCGTTTCTTCTTATGATGCATACTCAGATTTAATGAGTGCTGGTGCAGACTCTGTAAGAGTTGGTATTGGGGGAGGTTCTGCTTGCACCACTAGAGTTGTTACTGGATTTGGAGTTCCAGTCCTAGGATCAATCATGGATATATATAAAAATATAAAAAATGATAAAGTTAACGGCATTGTTGCTGATAGTGGAATTAAACAAACTGGAGATATATTAAAAGCTTTAGCTGCAGGAGCTTCTGTAGCTATGATGGGCTATATGTTTGCAGGACATGAAGAATGTGATGGCAAGAAAGATGGAAAGTTTTTATTTCGTGGTTTAGCTTCTGAAAGTATAAAAGTGGATAATCTTGGCAACCACACAGACGAAGGCGGATTGCGACATATCGAGGGCGTATCTGGGTATTTAGAAAGTAAAGGTAGTGTCCAAAACACCTTAAGGCAAATGTCTGAAAATATTAGAAGTGGATTTTCATATTGTGGATCAAAGGATATTAATTCTTTTAAAAATGATTGTAAATTTATAAAAGCTTCCCCACAATCACTACAAGAGTCTCAAAGTAGAATTTAAAAAGTGAGCAGATTTAATTCTTTTTATTTTTTACATATTCCAAAAACTGGCGGAAGACTTTTTTTTTATAATGTGCTATTTCCATTAAAAAATATTTTACTTGAAGCAAAAATAAAAGAACTAAATAGTTTACAGATGGATGGTCCAATCAACTATTACGATCACTCTCAATGGAAAAAAGAAATTAATTCTTCAACCTATGTATCTTCTATTTTTAGAGATCCTTGTAAGCATATGGTAAGCCTGTATACACATAGCCAAACGGTAAATAGAAATCAAATAGTTTTTAGAAATAACAGTATAGATAAAAATACTTTGTTTGAGTGGTTAGAGCAAAATGAAGACGGTGCAAAAAACTATCAGTCAAAACACTTAGTTCTACCTACCGTAATAAAAGATGAAAATGGGTTTAAGCAATTTTTAAATAATGAGATAATTACAAAAAATAATGTTTTAAATAAAATAAATCAATTGTCATTATTTATAAAACCAGAAGACCTATCAGAAAACAATATTAAAAAGATTCAAAAAAAAATACTGGTTGATTTAAAAATTCCCAATAAAAAAATAACAAACAGGGCCTACAATTTTGAAGAGTATAGCAATATCCAATCTAAAGAAATTTATCAAACCTTAACTAATAAAGAAAAAGAAAAAATAAAAACCATAAGCTCCATAGACTGTGAAGTTTATGAAACGTCTAATTTATTTGATCATATAAAATAGTTTTATATTTTATAATAATTAAGATTTAGGAAATTTACTTAACCATTTTTGAACAGATGAGGTTTGTGCATATTTCCAGGCTTTCCAATCTGTTCCACCCTTAGTCATATAAAATACAATTTCTGCATTTTTGACAGGGCTAAATAGTTCAGCATTAACATCTAAGTCAAATTTATCTCTACGATCAGGACCTAGATTTCCAATCATATTTATTTGGAATACCCCGTAAGAGTTGTCTCCAGTATTCTCATTTCCATTAAATGCAAAAGGTCTGCCGTTTGACTCTGCCTTAGCTACAGCCCAGGCAGTCTTTAAACCTGTTCCAGTAAACCCTACAGCTTTTAGTAGCTCAAGTAGTTCGTGGTCTGTTAAACTGTGTGCGTTTTGGTATTTTTTAAGGGTAACTTGATTTTTAACCTTAGAAACCAAAAATGCCCCTTTGGGGGCGGGATCAACAGATTTAACTGACGTTTTACTCAATAAATTATTGTCAACTGTAACGCTTATAGCATTAGCAGAATTACTTATCGGTGCAATAAATCCGACTAAAGATAGGATTCCAATCCAGGCTTTCTTGTCTCTTCTCATAATAATAACCTCCTAGAGAACAATTGCTACCAGTTGGTAGCATAACATAAGTATAACATGAATTCTAGGTAAAAAGCAAGTTTTGATAACATTTTTATAAAATTAATAAAACAATATTTGACAGGTGGTATAATGTATAAATGGCTTCAGGAGAAACAACTACTTACGATTTACCGTATCCAATATTAACAGATCCTGTTAATGTTCACGAAGATATTCAGTCATTGGCTGAAGCAATTGATGCAATATTGCCAACAATCGGTGGAGTCAAAAATAATACTTTAGAAATTAGAAATGTCAGTGGTGCATCAATTACAAAAGGTGATCCAGTTTATATTTCTGGGTATTCAACTAAGCCAACAATTGCAAAAGCAAATGCATCAACCATATCAACATTTCCCGTAGTAGGACTGGCAGAAACCAACATTGGAAATAATTCTGACGGAGTAATTGTTATTTCTGGAATTTTTAGCAATATAAATACTAACTCATATGCCGCTGGAAATGTGTTATACGTTGCAGCTGGCGGAGGATTAACCGCTACAAAGCCAACATCAAACGCTGCTTCAGTGGGTATTGTTGGAAAATCTGATTCAACAACTGGTATCATTATTGTTGCACCTACAAAATCATTGGCAGCAACTTGGGGAGCACTTAAGGAAGGTTTGTTGTAATGGCAACATTTAGAGGACAAGGCGCATCTACATATGATATTGGAGAAGCACCACCATTTGTAAATTGGACAATCGTAAAAGGAGACACAGCTTCTTTTAGAATTTATTTAACAGATGATAATAAGCTACCTTTAAATATTCCTGATTGGACTATAGAGGCAGAATTTAAAAGACCTACAAATCCTGTTAACCCTCAAATAATTACAGACACAGCAACTTTAATTTTTACACTTACTCCAGCACAAGATGAAAATGACGCAGATGGAGAGTTTAAGGTTAATTTAACTGCAGCACAATCAGCACTTTTAAGAACAAACGATATATTTGATATTGAACTACGTCTTCCACAAGACACATTAGTATGGACAGTTGCTCAAGGGAAGATTACTCTCCTTGAGGATGTTACAAACTAATGGCAACGGTTACTATAAATAGTGCCCCACCAGTTTTTACTAAAGTAATTGACAGAGTATCTTTTTTAAATACCCAAATTACTGAGCCAAAATCGGGGGTAAAGATAAACTCCGTTTTACCATTTAGAATTAGATTTACTGCAATTCAAATACCAAGCGCTATTGGTAATATACCAGCAATTCCATTACAAATTATCGGTTTCTCTAACTATATACTTTAAAATATATGATATAATTCCAGTATGGCTAAAATATCAACAGCAAACGTAAAGGCTCTTTTTCAAACAGGAGACCGCCCAACACAGGAAAACTATGAAGATTTAATTGATAGTGCTTCCGCTAGGTCTACCGATCTTGGATCAGATGGTAATAATGAATCAACAATCAATGGGATTGAAAATTCAACAGTATTTGATAATTTTTCTGCAACTGAGTTTAGATCAATGAAGTATGTGATTTCTCTTAAATATGTAGCTGGTGGTGGAAACAAGTATTTCACTACATCAATGGATATTCTGGTTGACGCAACAGACGTTAGCGTTAGTCAGTATGGAACAATAGATAACGATGGGAATATTGGCACCATCTCTGTTTCACGGGCTGGAGATACAGTTTCACTAACTGTTGTCCCAGTAGGGGGAATTACACCTATAACTCTACGCTATATGCGTATGGGATTAAAGGCCTAACCAAGGAGATAAAAGATGGCAACCGTAGTAAAAGATTTTAGAGTAAAATCGGGTCTTATAGTTGAAGGTTCAACCGCAAC